ATCCGGCGGTGCTTGATCAAATATGCTCAGTGGTGTCTCTGGTGGCAGCGGAGGTGGTTCTGGTACTGGAGACAGCACCGAAGGTGGTTCTATCCAGTTATCATCCGGTAATTCTTGCTCAGTCATTCTATATCACGCTGTTGACAATATTCAGTGAGTATGCGTTCCCGGTGCCACTCGTTGCCTTGTGGTGTGTCAGCAAACTCCTGAAAGCATGGCGTACCAAGTGTGTAGTGCAGTAACTTGGCGTCGGCATTTGGCCCATATTCATCGGGCAACCAGTTCCATTCAGGAGGTAGAGTACCTATGCGATCATCGTCTATCCACGAGAAGCGGTGGAGCTCACTGCCGGTGCTGTGTTGGACGAATTCGGGAGTAAGTCGCCGGTTAGGAAAGCTATTACAATTCCACAGAATAACACTACTCCAATTTTTTCGAGGATAGTCTTCATTTCGTGCTCCTAGATATTTTACAGGCATACAAGTTTTGTAGTCATGCTTGACCACTTGCACATCTTTGTACACATCTCGCAAGTTCCAGAGTTCTGCAATGTCTCCACGCACAATCATGTCACCATCTATAAAGATAGCATGACCAGTGTACTCCATCAGGTGCGGCACAAGAAAACGTGTGTAGATAAAATGATTTGATCCGTCTGTGTGTGTTTCTGCGTAGTCTCGAAACAGGTTCAAAGCCACGGGCACAATAGCCACAGGTTGCGAACTGTTGCGTATGATACTGTTTACGCAAGTGTGATACGCAACAGCTTCTCTAGGGTCGTAGCCCACGAATACAGGAATTGGCTTCATTGACGTTCAATGTCCTCTTCTACACAATTGTCGCCATACTGAATCTCAATCAGTTTTAGTGGCTGATCAGTTTCGTTGCACAACTGATGCCATTCACGGCATTCAATAAAGGTGTGTTCATGTACATCTAGATAGCACTTGACATCACGATCTGTGCTGGTCTCTTCCAGCGTGTACACTGTGGCTGTGCCTTGGGCCACAAACCAAAACTCTTGTCGTAGATCATGGCGTTGCATGCTCAAACAGGTCTTGGGCATGACAGTGAGTTCTTTGAGTTTGGTGTTGACACCTACTTCGTGCAGCACACGATAGTATCCCCAGGCTCGGTCAGTTTTGGGTGCTTTCCACTCTTGCAATATCCAGCTGCTAGAGTTCTTTTTATCTTGGCCACCAACACCAAATTTGAAGATCACATCTTGCACTGCCATTTCAGGAATGTTGACTGCTGTACGATCGCCGCCGTTGGCAAAGACGATTTCATGATTGGGATGCAGTTGTTTTACTGCTTCAATTGCAGCACAACTTGATCCGTCAGCATCATCAAATTCGATTACTCGGTCAACCACATGCATGGCTGCCACAACAGCAGCACGTTCAGACCAAGGCATGAATGCTGACCCTTTTTTGCGCTGCAACCAAGCATCACTGTTGAGGCCAACATACAGTTTGTCGCCTAGTTCTCTAGCCGCGGTAAAATAAGCAATGTGTCCAGAATGCACAGGGTCAAAACCCCCAGTTACTAATACAATTTTCATACTGGTATTTACAGTGACCAAATGTCAGACTGAAATATCTTCCATGCCAGCAGTTCTGAGTTTCACAATGTGTCCCATTTGCCACTGTTTGGTTTCAAGACCCTTCATGATACCCAGCCAACGATTGCGTAACAGGGCCACTTCGTTGATGATGGTTTCATAGTCAATGACTTCGTCCTCACCATCCACATACTTTTCAGCGTCTCTGCTGGTCAACGCTCTGGGATAATTTTCCAGGTATTTCTGAAAATGTTTTCTGCGTATCTTACGCAGCTGGATATTGAGATAGTTTAACACTGCCTCAATTTCCTGCAACTGATAAAATCGCTGTTCAGTTGTGCCTGGTAGCTCTTTGAGATTGCGCTCTACTATTCCAGCAATAACACAATCTCGTTTGGCCGAAATCATTTCTGATTCGTAATGAGTTATAAAGTCAGGTATGAGTGATAAGTCTGCAACTACCCGATTATACCACATTTAATTTTCCCACTTGTCGTCTTCGGATTCGTCAGTGTCTTCGTCTTCGTCCTCATCTTCATAACTTTTATCGTTGTCAAGATAGGCTGTGAGCGCACGTTTGATATCACTGTCGCCCTTGAAGGCATCTTTGATATCATCCACAGTGCAGTCATTGTCGATGAGAATGCTTAATACAGTTTCTGCTGCTTCAGCTCGGTCCACAGTGTTAACATAACGTTTGAGTTCTCCCCAAATTTCGCTGGCTACTGATTCGATCATTGGTTTTCCTCCTGTTCAATGTCAGGTGTACTTACCTCGCTCTTTTGATTGGCAAAGTCTTTCATAACAACATCCAGACAACCATCAGTGTTGGCTTCCCAGGCCTTGCGGAACTTCTTGATAATTTCACCGTCGCTGGTGGTAAACACCAAGCTATTGCCTTCACGCTTGAGCAGACCTTTTTTCTCAATGAGATCAGTAAGGCCTGAATACGGACTCATGCCTGTTGTGTAAGGAATCTTGACCTGCACACCTTCAAACGGCTTGGCATATCGTGTTTTCATGATCTTGCAAGCAGCACGAATACCGTTTACTTCGCTCACTTTGTTGCCTTCTTCGTCTTCTTTGAGCTTGAGCTTTTTCATAGCAACCACGATAGAACTTGCGTAAATGAAACCTTGTCCTCCGGAGATCTTGTCATCGGGATCAAACATGTCTTGACTAGCGTAGGTGTGGTTGGTACAAACCATGCCAACGTTGTAGCTTCCAAACATGTTCACACAGTTTCGAACCAAGCTGGTAAGTGCTTTGGGTTTACGACCCAGATCACCCTTCATTTCACCTGCTTCAAACTGATTCACATCAGTGGGTGTCAACAACATGCCCAAGCTGTCAATCACAAACATTACCTTGGGTCGTTCACCATCAGGCAAGGCCTTGTAGTCACTCATGAATGTAGCAATGGTCTTGGCCACGTCGTCAATCATGGCCATGCTTAGTTTGAGCAATTTGCTTTCTGAGGTGTCCACACCCAAGGCCTGCAACCAAGCTTCGTCCAGCGCATTCTCACTGTCGACTAACACCACAAAGATACCTTGTTCTTGTGCGTTCTTCACAATGTTTCCTGAACAAATGTAGCTTTTGCCTGCGCCCGAGTCTCCAGCAAACACGGTAACCTTGCCCAGTGGAATACCACGGTTGAAGTCACCTGAGATCAGATAGTTCAAGGCATAGTTGCCTGTGCCAACCCAGTCAGTTGGATCGTTGAATCCAATGCTAAGACCGTCGATGCTTTTGGTGATTTCCTTGCGGAACTTGCTTATGTCAAATGGTTTTCCCATACTGCTTCCTATATAATATGTTTAAGTATAAATGATTTGTGTCTGTGTTGCAACCAACACTATCCCAATTTAAATTACCTGGGTGCTGATTGTTATCAACACACCACTTGGCAATTGCTAATGCCTGTTCCCATGGCTCCAGATTGTATACCGATGGAGAAGTTATTGCTATTTTGATTTGATCTAGCCAATCAAAGTATTCCTGATTAACCAAACGCATCCTGTTGTAAAACTGCTGACTACGATTGTGATCCCAGGACCAATTCATTACAGACGTGCAGACATCTATTAGACTTGTTAAATTTCCCTGAACATAATCGCCTAGGAGAATTACCTTAGAATGAGGTGTAGTTTTATCAAGCGTGGCAAACATATCGTAATATGTAGTTGCTAACCATTCAACCAACTGCTGTTCAGTCTGAGGAACAGATATATCCGGCATATACAATGCTTGATTGATCTCTTGTTGTATTTCAACAGGAAGATTTATTATATCACCTATATTGTTACATTCTGGCCAGGTTGGATCTTTAACAGCAATATAAAACTGATTCCATAGTTGTTGTTGTTCTTTTTCAACGTCTACATAGAATGGAAAAAACGTAGACATGTTGTTTAACATCGGTGTAGTTTTATACCATTTTGAATACGACATTTTGATTCTTAGTATTTCCCACCAATCTTGACAAACTACTTGTGCCACACAGGTCAAAGAACTATCAGGATATTCAATCAAATGATGTGCAATCAAGTTAGTCCTGTTAATTTTTTCAATGGCATGTGCATCACCTTTGTTGCTAAAAAAATTGTCTAAATCTAACTCAATTTGTCCACATGAAAAAAGAGCATGGGCTAATATTGTATTGCCCATGCTTCCGTTCCTGTAATCAATACAGTATGTTTCCAATTACTTGGCCTGTCGTGCTCGAATCATTGCAAGGATGTCTTCGGCCTTTTGGTTGCCGCCTGCTGGCTTAGTGACCAAAGACGCTGCTGCTTCTGCTGCGTCATCTTCCCAGGCAGGACTAGATGCAGCAGGTTTTGTCACAGGTGCAGTGCGAACCACAGGTGTTGCTTCTGCATCGTCATGACTGGCAGCGGCGCCACCACCTGGTGCGTTGACACCAGCAGGACGGAAATACTGACCCCAACGCTCTGTGTCGTAGGGCTGACCATCTACACTGGCTTCGAACATTTCCTTGATTACCTTGAGCTCAACATCACCTGGCTTCTTGGGCAAGAATGTGCTCAAATCAAACAAGCCATGTGCGTCAATTGCTGCTTGCTCAGTTTCAGTCAGCGCCGATTCCTTGCGAGCCCACTTGCTGGTGTTGTAGTCTGCATAACCACCCTTTTGAGTCTTGGTAATACGGAAGTCCAAGCCACGCAAGGTGTCAGTTGGCAATTCTTCCAGTTCTGGATCCATCAAGGCACCCTTGATCAGGGTAAACAACTGTGGGCCAATGATGAACTTACGGATTGGATTGTCCGGAGTTTTGTCGTCACCAATGGGGTTTTCACGCACAAAACCCTGCATGATGTAGCTGCGTTTTTTCCAGTACTTGCGACCCATGTCTTCCAGACTCTTGTCCTTGAACCAGGTGCGTACTTCTGCCAAGATTGGGCAAGCATCGCCCCACATCTCAACACATGGTACCTGTACCATGACTTGTTTTGAATCCATCTCACCTTTGACGCCATTGAATGGCAGGCGAATCATGGCTCGCTCTGCCCAAAAGAATGTGTTTTTGTTGTTGCCGTCGGGCAGGAAGCGTAGTGTGGCCGATTGGCCTTCTTCCATGTTCCAGTGCGGAACAGCCTGTCTGTGCTTCCTACCTTTACGGTAGAGAATTTTGCCTATCTAGTTGTTTACGGAAGGGCATGCCACTACATGCCTTTCTTTGTTTTATTTATGTTACTTGATCAAAGCTAGAGATTTTAGTCTTACCAAGGGATCCTGTTTGCCTTCGCCCACAACAGGAGCCATGCCGCCCGCCACAGTGCCCATTTCGTACATGCCGCATTCCATGAGTCCGTGTTCGGGGCAGTATTCGCCTTCTGTGGTCATGTTGCAACTGCCTTCAAGTATGCCCAGGCCTACTCCTATTGTGCCGGCACCTGCTACTTGATTAGTAAATCTTTCTGAATCCATGGGATCAATCTCTTCGTTGGCAGTTGGCGC